CCACCGCGGCAGGCCGGTACCAGTTCCTGAAACGGACTTGGGCGACCTTGCAGGCGCGGCTGGAGCTTCCGGACTTCGGTCCGCTGAGCCAAGACAAGGCGTGCATCGAACTGATCCGCGGCCGCCGCGCGCTCGATGCGGTGAAGGCTGGCCAGTTCGACCGCGCCGTGGCGCTGTGCTCCAAGGAATGGGCCAGCCTGCCAGGCGCCGGCTACGGCCAGCATGAGCAGAGCCTGGAGAAGCTGCGACAGATCTACCGGAAGGCCGGCGGCGCCGTGGGTGAGGCCGCATGACGATGGAAGCCCAGCCGAGCCAGGACGGCCGCATTCGCATCTCCCTGGGGCCGGTCGAAAAGTGGATCGTTGGCGCCTTCGCCAGCTTCACGATCGCCGGCGGCATCTGGTTGGTCGGCTCGATGCAGGCCGTGCTCACCCAGCAGCAGGTCACGAACCAGCAGATGACCACCGTGCAGCAGCAGCTGCAGACCATCAATACCCAGCTGGCGGACGTGCCGGCGCTGAAGCTCGAGCTGGCCAAGCAGGCCGTGCAGGTTGAGCAGAACAAGCAGGACATCCGCGAGCTGAAGCAGCTCAGGGGGCTGAAGTGAAGCTGCAGCTGATCGACAACTGGCGCAAGGCTTGGAAACTCGCCTCGGTGTGGGTGTTCGGCCTGGTCACCATGTTCCCGGACATCTACGACGCCATTGCGGCTATGGGCTGGATGGACGAGCTGCCTGGCCCGGCGAAGTGGAGCATCCGCGCCCTGGGCGTGATGGGTGTCATCGTCCGCGTGCTGTCGCGTAGGAAGCCGCCGTGCTGATCCCTGATCCGATCCGCCCCTATGTGGGCCTGATCCGCGCTGGCCTGTGGGTCTCCGCTGTGGGTGCCGTGCTGCTCATGGGCGCACGCCTCGGGTCGGACTACCGGGCCAAGAAGGACCAGGCCGTGATCGCCGCCGCCGAGAAGGCGCGCGACAAGGCCCAGGCCGATGCCGACGAGAGCCTGCGCGCAGCCAACGCCTGCGGCCAGCTGCTGCAGGAGGTCAACCGCCAGACCCAGCGAGCGATCGACGAGGCCACCCGCCAGCAGCAAGCAGCCAAGGAGGCCGCACGCCTGGCCGAGGCTGCCGCAGCCCAGAGCCAGCGCCGCGCCACCCAGGCCGAGCAGACCCTGCAGGCGGCCAAGAACCAGCCGGGTTGCCGGCAGCAGTTGGAGCAGACCCTATGCGACGCCATTCCGTTGCTGTGATCTTGGCCGCGGCCCTGCCGCTGTGCGGGTTTGGCAGCTGCAGCAAGGTCCAGAAGCCGGACATCCCGCAGACCGTGTACGTCACCGTCGAGCGCACCGTGGCTGTGCCGGCGGCGCTGACCGCTCGCTGCCCGGTGAAGCGCGCAACCCAGCGCACCATCGAGAGCGTGGTGTCGGCCTACAACGCCAACGTGGCCAGCCTGGAGCAGTGCAACGGGCAGCTGGGTGCCATCGAAAAGCTGGGCGCTGATGCCCAGAAGGGTGAGGGTAGGTAAGTGGCACGCCCGAGCAAGTACAGCCAGCAGCTGGCCGACGCCATCTGCGAACTGCTGGTGGACGGCAAGAGCCTGCGCACGATCTGTTCCACGGCGAAGATGCCGAACCGTTCCACAGTTATTCGTTGGCTGGCTGAGAACGAGGCATTTCGCAACCACTACGCGCGTGCGCGTGAGCTGCAGGCAGACACGCTGGCCGAGGAGATCCTGGACATTGCCGACAAGGCGGTGCTGGGCGAGCGGCTGAAGAAGGACGGCAAGGGCAAGGTGCTGGAGCGGCAGACCGGCGACATGGTTGAGCGCTCCAAGCTGATGATCGACGCGCGGAAGTGGTACGCCGGCAAGCTGCAGCCGAAGAAGTACGGCGAGCGCGTCGCTCTGGACCACGGCGTGCAGGACAACCTGGCCGACAAGCTGAGGGCCGCCCGTGAGCGCGCAGCCGACCGCAACGGCTGAGCAGGAGCTGGTCGAGGCGATCGGCTCGTTCCAGCACGACCCGCTGGGCTATGTGCTGTTCAACTTCCCTTGGGGAGTGAAGGGCGGTCCGCTGGAAGGGAAGAAGCTGCGCGCTTGGCAGCGCCGGCGGCTGGAGAAGATCGGTAACAGGCTGCAGGCCGGTGCCGCTGACGCTGGCGAGGTAATCCGCCAGGCCGTTGGCTCGGGCCACGGCATCGGTAAGTCCGCCCTGGTGGCGATGCTGATCAAGTGGGCCTTCGACACGTTCGAGGACACCCGCGGCGTGGTCACGGCCAATACCGACATCCAGCTGCGCACCAAGACCTGGGCGGAACTGTCGAAGTGGCACGAAATCAGCCTCACCAAGGACTGGGCCACGCTGACAGCCACGGCGCTGATCAGCAACGCCCCTGGCCACGACAAGACCTGGCGCATCGATGCGGTGCCGTGGTCGCAGAACAACACCGAGGCCTTCGCGGGTCTGCACAACGAAGGCCGGCGCATCCTGCTGGTGTTCGACGAGGCTTCCGCCATCGCCGACAAGGTGTGGGAAGTGGCCGAGGGCGCTCTGACCGACCAGGGCACCGAGATCATCTGGGCCGCCTTCGGCAACACCACGCGTAACACCGGCCGCTTCCGCGAGTGCTTCCGCAGGTTCAAGGCGAGTTGGGACACCGAGCAGATCGACAGCCGCACCGTTGAGGGTGTGAACCTGGTCGAGGCCGAGCGCATGGTGCGCGATTACGGCGAAGACAGCGACGTGGTGAAGGTGCGTATCCGTGGCCTGTTCCCCTCGATGTCAGCCCGCCAGTTCATCGCCGAGGCGGACGTGGCTGCAGCCTACGGGCGACACCTGCGGCCGGAACAGTACAGCTGGGCGCCGAAGATCCTCACGCTGGACCCGGCGTGGGAAGGCGACGACGAGCTGGTGATCGGCCTGCGGCAGGGCCTGGCCTATCGGCAGCTGCGCACGCTGGCCAAGAACGACAACGACATGGCGGTGGCGGCGATCCTGGCCCAGCTGGAGGACGAGCATCAGGCCGACGCTGTGTTCGTCGATGGCGGGTTCGGCACCGGCATCGTGTCCGCAGGCCGAACCATGGGTCGCGACTGGCGCCTGGTGTGGTTCTCGGGCGAGTCGGGCGACCAAGGCTGCCTCAACAAGCGCGCCGAGATGTGGAGAGCCTGCCGCGACTGGCTGAAGGAAGGCGGCGCCATCCCCGAAGACCCGCAGCTGCGCGACGAGCTGCAGGCACCGGAAACCGTGCCGCGCCTCGACGGCAAGCTGCAGATGGAATCGAAGAAGGACATGAAGCGCCGCGGCCTGCCGAGCCCCAATCGGGCCGACGCCCTGGTGCTGTCGTTCGCATACCCCGTGATGCCCCGGCCGCGCTTCCCCGATGGGTCGCCGATGGAACATCGCGACCACGCCGACCAGCAGGCCGGCGAGCCCTACAACCCGTTGTCCTGAAGGAATCCCCATGTGCAACTCCGCCCCGAAGGTGAAGCCGGTGGCCGCGGCGCCTGAAGTAGCGCCCGAGTCGATCGACGATGCCGCAGTGAACGAGCGTGACCGCGAACGCCAGCGGCAGCGCCAGCGCTTCGGCGCCAGGTCGACGATCCTGGCTGGTGACACCAGCTCGGCGATGCCGACCGCGTCGGTCAAGACTGCGCTGGGTGCCTGACGCCATGTGCACCTCGCGCCAGATCATCGATCCGGGTGGCCTGCTGTTCGGCGACAAGACCGGCAAGTACGCCGACCCGATCGGCATCACCAAGACCGCCGTGGGTGATCCGACCGGCCGTGTGCGCCGCGCTCGCAAGGAAGCCGAAGACGAGCGCCGCACCTACGCCAGTAGCGGCGCGTCCTCTGTGGCCTATCGATCGCTGGCACCGACTACAACCGCGCTGGGTGGAACGGCTCCGCGCAACACCGTGCTGGGGGGAGGCTGATGGACATGATGGAGCTGCGCGCGCACTGCCGGCGCCGCAAGAAGGCCATGAAGGACAACCAGACGGACTGGAACACCGACTGGCGTCAGGTGTCGGAGTACGTGGACCCAACGCGTGGTCGCTTTTACGGCGAGACCGACACGAAGCCCAGGAAACGCAACCGGGCCAAGGTGATCAACAGCACCGCGACCGAGGTCCTGCGCACGATGTCGGCCGGCATGATGTCCCACATGACGCCGAAGGCGCAGCCATGGTTCCTGGTCAAGACGCCGGACCCGTCGCTGTCTGAGCAGTTTGGCGTCCGGGTGTGGCTGGACGACGTCGCGCAGCGAATCCGCGACGCCTTGGCCAGCAGCAACTTCTACAAGGCCATGCCGGTCGTCTACACGGAAGACGGGTTGTTCGGCACCGCGCCGATGCTGATTCTGGAAGACCCGCGCGAGGTGGTCCGGTTCTACTCGCTGACCGCAGGCACCTATGCGGTGGGGCTGGACGACCAGCAGCGTGTCGACTCGCTGTGGCGCCGGTACACGAAGACTGCCCGGCAACTGGAGCAGCGCTACGGTGCCGACCGGCTGCCGCGAACCGTTCGGGACTGCCTGGCCAACAATGGCGACCGCGAGTTCATCGTGGAATCGCTGATCGAGCCGAACCCCAACGAGCGCCCGGGTATCGGCCCGCTGGGGCTGCAGGCGCCGCAGTTCCGGCCCTACCGTGAAGTGGTCTGGATCGACGGTGTGGGCACCGCTGATCACGGGATTCTGGACATCGGCGGGCACTACGAAGCGCCGTTCGTGGTGGCTCGCTGGAATCCGGTGGCGGAAGACGTCTACTCGACCAGCCCCGCGGTCGACTGCTTGGGCGACATCAAGCAGCTGCAGTACCTGGAGGGCGAGAAGCTGCGCCTGATGGAGCAACTCTCCGATCCCACGCTCGGGGGGCCAGAATCGCTGAAGCGCACCGGCGGCGCCCGCCTACGGAAGGGCGGCATGGTCTACTTGCCGCAGGACTCGACCAACGCCACCGTTGCGCCGGTCTACACCCCTGACGCCAGGGGACTGCAGCAGATCCGCGAAGAGATCGCCACCATCGAGTCCCGCATCCAGCGGGCGTTCTTCTATCAGCTGTTCTTGATGCTCGAAGCGCTGGGCGACAAGACTGACCGCACGGCTACCGAGATCGCCACCCGCAAGGAAGAGAAGGCGGCCGTGCTGGCGCCCACGCTGGAGTCGATCACGGATGAAGTTCTCGACCCAGTAATCGTCCGCGTGTTTCGCCTTTTGGAACGCGCCGGCCGCATTCCCGATCCCCCGCAAGTGCTGGCGGACCTGCCGCTGAAGATCGAGTACACCAGCATCCTGGCGCAGGCGGCCAAGGCCGCAGCAGTCGGCTCGATCGAGCGAACGGTGCAGTTCGTTGCTGGCGTCGCCAAGGCAACCGGTGATCCCTCGGTGATGGACAAACTGGACGCGGACCAGGTAGTCGACGAGTACACCACTGCGGTCGGTGGTCCGGCTTCGATCATCCGCAGCGACGATGCGGTGGCCAGTATTCGTGCCGATCGCGCCCAGCAGCAGCGTCAGCAGCAGCTCGCGGCGGCCGCGCAGCCTTTGAAGGATGCGACCCAAGCACTGAAGACCGCCAGCGACACGGTGCCCGAGGAAGGCTCGGCGGCCCAGGCGCTGATCGACGCCATGCAGGGTGCCGCATGAAGCGCCCCGGCATGGACCCGCGGGAGGAAGAGCAGCGCCGATCGGCCGAACTCATCGCGGACCTGCAGGACGCCCGGCTCCGCGAGGACGTACGCGCAGTCTTGGCTGATCCGGCCGCTCGGCGGACGGTCTGGATGTTCCTTCAAAACATGAACGTGGACGGCAGCGCGTTCAACCCCAATGCGATGACACAGTCCCAGCGGATCGGCCGGCAGGAAGCTGGCCAGTGGTGGCTGCACCTCATCCGCGATAGCTGCCCGGAGCGCGAGGCACAGATGCGCGCCGAGGCCAACACTGACGAGAAGCGGCTGCGGGCGCAGCTGCAGCAACCTGAGGAAGACGACAATGAGTGACAACGCCACCGATACCAGCACCCAAAATTCTGGCGAAGGCGAAGGCAAGACCACCACCAGCACCACGGAACAGCAGGGCACCGGCGGCAGTGGCCAGCCGGCAACCGAGGGTACGGGGGATGGGGGTGACGCGAAGGGCGCGACCGGCAAGGACACCCAGGGCGAAGGCGGCAATGCCGGCAAGCCCGACGGTGACACCGCCGCAACCGCACCGGAGCAGTACGAGGCGTTCAAGGTGCCGGAGGGGTTCACCCTCGAAGGCGATCGCCTTGGACAGGCCACCGAGTTCTTCAAGGCCAAGGGTTGGACGCAGGAACAGGCCCAGGAGGCCGTCGACCTGTATACCCAGATGGCCGGGCAGGACGCGGCGGCACTGCAGCAAGCCGTGGAGGCACAGCGCCTGCAGCAGCTGGAACAGTGGGGCGCGGATGCCAAGCAGCAGTTGGGCGCCAAGTACGACGAAACCGTCGGCCTGGCCACCACTGCGGTGAAGGCCATCAACGATCCCGAGCTGACCAAGGCATTCAACGATCTGGGCTGGGGCAACCATCCGACCATGATCAAGGCGTTCGCCTTCTTCGGCGGGTTCCTTCGCGACAGCAAGGTGGACGGTCTGGGCGGCACCACGACCAGTGGTACGCAAAGCACCGGTGACCGCATGTACCAGTACGCCGATCGCCCGGCAGCACGCCAGCGCGACTGAGCCACCACAACAACCCATCCCACGGCCGCCGATTGGCGGCTTTTTCGTATCCAGAGGACTGAACAATGGCAACTCTGACCCGTGATGTGCCGAACATCACCGACATCTCCACCCGCTACACCCAGGACGGCAAGCCGCTGCCGATCGCGGAGATCCTGACCAAGCGCAAGCCGGTCTTCCAGGACATCCCGTGGGTTGAAGCCAACACCACGAACGGCCATCGCATCGGCGTGGAAACGCAGCTGCCCGAGGCCGTTCTGCGCAAGCTCAACGCGGGCGTGAAGCCGTCGACCGGCAAGGCCGCCGACATCACCGAAGCCACCGCCGAGTTCGCGTCGCTGGGCCAGGTCGACAAGGTACTGGCTGAGCTGTCGACCAACGTCTCTGACTTCCGCGTGAAGAAGAACGGCCGCCACATTGAGGCGATCGGCCAGAGCTTCGAGTCGCAGTTCTTCAACGGCTCCAAGATCCAGTCGGCCGGATTCGTGGGCCTGAAGGAGCGCTACGCCGACGCCACCGGCGACCTGTCGCGCCAGATCATCAAGCTGTCGGGCACTGGCAGCAATCTGACCTCGATCTGGGTCGTTGGCTGGGGCGATGACTCGGTGTATGGCATCTACGCCAAGGGCACCAAGGCCGGCATCCAGCACACCGACTACGGCGACGAACTGGTCGACGATGGCAACGGCGGCAAGTACCCGGCCTACCGCGACTGGTTTGCGCTTCAGGCTGGCCTGGCAGTTGAAGACCCGCGTTGCATCGCCCGCGTGGCGAACATCAAGGTCAGCAATCTGAAGGTCGACCCCGAGCCGAACACCGAGCTGGTGCTGATCAACGAGCTGATCAAGGCGACGCACCGCATCGAGCGCCTGGAGAGCTTGAACACGGTGATCTACGTCAACCGCGACATTTACGAGTGGCTGGACATCCAGGCCAACAACCGCCGCATCCTAGCGCTGAAGCAGACCGAACTGAACGGTCAGCCGGTGAACACCTTCCGTGGCATCCCGATCCGCGTCAGCGACGCGCTCGCCTGGGATGAAGGCGCCGTCGCGTAACTGACCGAACCCGCTTTGGCGGGTGCTGAAAGTAAACCCACACAACTGGAGCAAGATCCATGTCCCACATTGACGCACGCGCCGAGTTCTCCTCGGCGCAGGCGGTCACCGCGACCGCCATCTCGACCAACGTGATGAACCTGAAGGGCACCGGCCTTGCGCCGAATGCCACCGAAAACTTGGGCGCTCCGGCGATTACCTATCTGGTGATCGTCGCCACCCAGGCTGCAGCAGCGGCAGGCGCTGCCACCGTCGTCGCGTCCCTGGAGTCGGCCGACAACCCCGCTCTGTCCACCAACCCGAGGGTGCACTACGCCACCGGCGCCCTGGCACTGGCCGACATGACTGCCGGTGCGGTCCTGGCGGTCGTGCCGCTGCCGGCGGGCGACTACAAGCAGTACCTGGGTGTGCGCTACACGGTGGCGACCGGGCCGCTGACTGCGGGCGCCTTCAACGCGTATCTGACGCTCGACCCGAGCATCTGGCGCGTGTACGCAGACGGCAAGCCGGCCACCCCGGCGTCCTGATCGCATTACCTGCAACACAAGGCCGCCTTCGGGCGGCCTTCTTCTTTCTGGGTGAGCCATGACCTCCCAAGTCCAAATCTGCAACCTGGCCCTGGGCAAGCTGGCCCAGGACATCACGATTACCTCGCTGACCGAGCGCTCGAAGGAGGCGCGGGTGTTCTCGCGCCTGTGGGATCCGATGCGCGACCTGGTGCTGGCCGACCGGCTGTGGCCGTGGGCGATGAAGGCCCAGCGCCTGGCGGTCGCCGCTGAGGCACCGATGCCGGGTTGGGAGATCCGCTACTCGCGCCCGTCAGATTGCATCACCGTGCTGGCCATCACCGACGATCAGGGCATGCGCGCTGGTCGCCGCCTGTCGCGCTGGTGTGCGCCGCAGTTCCGCCAGTGCCACGGCATCCAGTTCGAGCAGGCGATGGGCACGGACGGCACGTCGCTGCTGTGCGATCGGGCCGATGCCTATCTGATCTACGTCGCGCGCGTGGAAGACCCGGAACGCTACCCGGCGCACTTCGTCGATGCGCTGGCCTGCAAGCTGGCCGAGGAAGGCGCGCCGACGATCATCGGTGCCAATGGGTTCTCCAACAAATCCGGCCTTAAGCAGCTGTACCAGCTCGCGCTCAGCCAGGCCGCGGCGCACGACTTCAACGAGGCCGACGAGGACGGGCATCAGCCGTCCATGGCCCAGATGGCGAGGGCCTGACCATGGCACGTCTGCTGCAACCGAGCATGTCCGGCGGCGAGCTGTCGCCCGGGCTCCAGGGGCGCGTCGACATGGTGCGCTATGCCATCAGCCTGAAGACCTGCCGCAACGTGATCACCAAGCCCACCGGCGGCGGCGAGAAGCGCCCGGGCTACCTGTACCGCGGCGGTGCGAAGCACAACAACCGTGCCACCCGCTTTATCCCGTTCATCTACTCGACAACGGTGAAGTACGCGATCGAGCTGGGCGACGGCTACATGCGGTTCTGGGTGGGCGGTGCACTACTGCGCAACGGGGCGGGGGAGATAGTCGAGGTGGTCACGCCGTACACCGGTGAGGACATCTACAAGGTGCGGCACACGCAGTCGGCCGACGTGCTGTTCCTGGTGCACCCGTGGATCCCGCAGAAGGAGCTGCGCCGTCTGGCTGTCGACCAATTCGAGCTACGCGACTTCGAGTACCGGCGTGGACCGTTCCGCCCCTTCAACAACGACGAGGCCGCGCTGCTGGCCGTATCTGGCACCCAGGGCGTGGTGACGGTGACGACCAACGTCCCGACCTTCACTGCGGAGATGGTCGGCTCGCTGCTGTATGCCGAGGAAAAGGAACTGCGCTCGGTGAAGCCTTGGGTGGCGGCGGAGAAGAACGTGCCGCTGGGCGCCCTCCGCCGGAGCGACCAGAAGGTCTACCGCTGCGTGAGCGTCCCCGTGGTGACCGGCCTGGAAGGAACGCCGTACTACGTCTGCGGCAGCGTTCGTCCGGTGCACGACAGCGGCCGCGCCTTCGACGGCCCGCAGGACGTGAAGTTCGACAACGTCAACGACTACGCCGTCGGCGTCGAATGGGAGTACGTGCACGGCGGGTTCGGGATCATGAAGATCACCGCGTTCACCAGCCCCTTTGAGGTCACCGCCACGGTGATCGAGCGGATCCCCGACAGTATCGTGGGCAACGTGCCGCCGCCGGTGGCCGGCCCGTGGACCTTCAACGGCGACGGCACCACGAAACAGTTCTCCATCCCAGGCGCCACAAGCAGCAGTTATCTGGACTACCAGGTCAAGATCGACGGCGTGCCGGTGCAATCGAATCCGTACTACCCCGGTGGCAGCGGTACTGGTGGCACCAGTGGTGGCGGCATCGGCCGCGGCGGCAACGTCGCGCAGGAGGTGCAGTAATGGCACAGGGCTGGACGATCGATCCCGGCGCGGACCTGATCAACTTCTATGAGGCGCCGCCGACCGGTACCAACAACATCGTGGTGACCCAGTACGCGGCCGGCGCTGTCGGTGGCACCGACGTCTGGGCAGTCGGTGCCTGGTCCTATCGCTATGGCTACCCCGGTGAGGTCGAGTTCTTCGGCGATCGCCTGTGGTTCGCCGGCAGCCCTGGCGATCCGCAGACCGTATGGGCATCGAACATCGGTGACTATCCCAACTTCGGGCGCAGCTCGCCCATCGTCGACAGCGACGCGGTGTCGTTCACGATCAATGCGCGCCAGGTGAACGCGATCCGCGACCTGGTGCCGCTGGATAGCCTGCTGGTGCTGACGACCGGCGGCGAGTGGAAGGTCACCGGCGGCCAGGACGCTGTCGTGACGCCCAGCACGATCGGGATCAAGCCGCAGTCGGCCTATGGAACTGGCGACCTGCAGGCGCGAGTGCTGGGCGAATCGGCGGTGTTCCTGCAGGCACAGGGCCAGCGCGTGCGCGATCTGGCCTATCAGTTCGAGAAGGACGGCTTCCGCGGCAACGAGATCAGCATCTGGGCCGACCACCTGGTGCAGGGCTACACGTTCCGTGGCATCGAATACAGCACTGCGCCCTGGCCGATCCTGTGGATGCCGCGCACGGACGGTGTACTGATCGGCTGCACGTATATGCCCGAGCAGGAGGTCACCGGCTGGCACCCGCATGAAACCGATGGCGAGGTGCTGGACGTCTGTTGCCTGCCAGGCGAGATCGAAACCGAGGTCTACCTGCTGGTGCGCCGCTTCATCAACGGCGAATGGGTCCAGTACGTGGAGCAGATGGCCCCAACCCGGTACGACGATCCGCTCGACTGGAAGTATGCAGACAGCCTGCTGACCTACGACGGCCGGCGCCCGAACGGCTCGCCCATGACCCTGACCAGCACCGATGGGTGGAACGAGGGCGCAGTGATCACAGCCACCACCGGCGCCGCGATCTTCAGCGGTGCAGGCGACGTGGGCAACATCCTGCGGCTGGCGATCGTCGACGAACACGTGCGCGTGCGGGTTATGGCCTTTGTGTCGCCCACGGTAGCGACGGTCGAGTCGATCGGCTCGGTGCCGCTGGCGTTGCGCGGCGTTGCTGTGCAGGACTGGATCTACCAGCGTTCGACTATCGCCGGAATGGGCCACCTGGAGGGCAAGGGCGTGGTGGCCTTGGTCGACGGCAACGTGCAGAAGGACCTGCAGGTGGTCGACGGCAAGGTGCAGCTGCAGCGTCCCGGAGGTGTGGTGCACATCGGCCTCCCGTACACCGCCCACATTGAGACGCTGGAGGTCAACTCCAACGGAGGCGACCCGCTGCGCCCCATGAAGAAACTCGCCTTCGAAGTCGCGCTGCTGGTGCGCAACACCCGTGGCGTCTACGTCGGTACCACGCTGGACACGCTGGATCCGATCGCACAGCGCGATTTCGAGAACTACGACGAGCCCACGGCCCCGTACACCGGCGTCCTGCGCAAGAACATGTCCTGCAGGTGGGGCGTGGACAGCGGCCATTTCCACATCGTCAGCGACGACCCGCTGCCGATGGAGATCCTGTCGCTGATGCCCCAGGTGGTGGCGTCCGAATGAAGATCACCGCAGAACTGGTACCGGCCGAGGCTGGACACATCGAAGTGATCGCAGCTGCTGCGCGGCCTGCGGACGTGGTCGAGCTGTGGGCCTGCGCCCGCACCACGCCGGCCGAGGCCCTGCATCGAGGCCTGGCCGGGAGCGCTGAGGCATGGACGGCGATGGTGCGAGGCGTGCCGGTGTGCATGTTCGGGGCCACGCCTTACTCGATCCTCGGTGGCATCGGCACGCCCTGGATGGTTGGCTCGACAGGCCTTGACCCGCTGTCGGTCCAGAAGGAACTGCTGCGCCTGTCCCGCCCGGCGCTGGCCCGCATGCAGCACGCGTTCCCTTCGATGCTGTTCAACGTCGTTGATCAGCGCAACGAGGCCGCGCAGCGCTGGCTGCATTGGCTGGGCTTCCACTTCCTCGCGCCGGTGCCGGTCGGACCGGACAGCGCCCCTTTCCTTCCGTTCTACTGGAGCGCCGACGGTGCATAGCTTCCGCCACCACGACCACGGGTACACCAGCCCGTGCCACATTCCGCTGAAGCGCAGCGGGGACGACTGCTCTCTCGACCGTGATGGCTACTCCCGAGCAAGTGTCGCTGCCGATAGGTCGCAGCGCATGCATCGCTTGGTCTATCAGCGCCTGCACGGCCAGGTGCCGGACGGAATGGTGCTGGATCATCTGTGCGGCAACCGTGCCTGCTGCAACCCGGCGCACCTGGAGGCCGTGACTCAGGCCGTCAATGTGCGTCGCAGCCGCCTCGCGCAGCTCTCGCCCGAGCAGGTGGCCCGTATCAAGGAACTGCGGAAGGCCGGCATGCGCCCCACGGCGATTGGCCGGCTGTTCGGCGTGACCCAGAGCCATGTGTCGCACATCTGCTCCAACCGCTACTGGCGCACCGACGGCGCACCGTCCTATCGAACCATCAAGCTGCGGCAGGCCAAGGCCTGCGCCGGGCAGTAAGGAGAAAGTGTCATCTGCAACCCAGCCGTAGCACTCATTGCCGCCACGCTCGTAACCGGCGCCTACCAGGCGAACGTGCAGAACCAGCAGGGCAAGGCCAACGCGCAGATCGCCGAGAACAACGCGATGCTGGCGCAGCAGGACGCCGACGCCAGCAACGCCCTGGCCACCCGCGAGATGGAGCAGCAGTCCTGGCGCACGCGCATTGCGCTTGGCCAACAGCGCGCCGCGATCGCCGCCAACAACATCGACCCCACGCTCGGTACGCCGGCGGAGATCCTGGGCGAAACCGCCATGTTCGGTGAGGTCGATCAGCAGACGATCCGCATGAACGCTGCGCGGCAGGCCTGGGGCTTCAACGCACAGGCCCAGAACCAGCGCACGCAGGGCGAGCTGGCCCGCTGGAGCGGCAACGCACAGGCGACCGGTACGATCCTGGGCTCGCTCGCCAGCGCAGCCAGTATGGGGATCGGCGGTATGGGCAGGGCGGGGGCGGCCGGTTCTGGGAACCTGTCGTCCCAGGCCAACAGCATCACCATGCGCAACAACGCGCGCATTTCGCGCGGCTGGGGGCTGTGACATGGCGACCCTAATCCCACGCACCAGCGGGCCGCAGGTGCAGGCCGAGCTTGGCCCACAGGTCCGCAACACCGCACAGGTCGACCTGTCGCCGCTGACCCGAACCGCTGGTGCGGTTGGCCAGGCGGCCGCCGATCTGTTCCAGCAGCAGAAGCAGCGCGCCGACCTGACCGCCGTCATGGAGGCACGACGCGAGCTGTCGGACTGGGAGGGCAGCACCTTCAACCCGTCCAACGCCGACGGCATCGCCAAGTACCAGGGCAAGAACGCACTGCAGGCGCACGATGCGCTGCTGGGCGATCTCGACCAGCGTGTGTCGTCCATCCGTAGCCGCCTGTCGCCCGAGCAGCAGCAGCGGTTCGACCAGGTGTCGTTCTCGTTCCGCGACTCTGTGCAGGGCAGGCTCAACAACTACGCCGATCGCGAGTACAGCGCCTACGAGGCTACCGAACGCAAGGCCACGATCGACAACATCGGCCAGGACGCAGTCAGCGCCGGCATGTCCGGCGACTTCGGCTTGGCTGACGTGCGGTTGCAGGAGGCCGTCGGCATCGCCAGTGCCGCCTACCAGACGCAGGGCATGGGTGCCGAGGCGATCAAGGCCAGCGAGCGCGGCATCGTCTCTTCCGTGCGCAAGCAGACGGCCGCGGCGATGGCCACCCGTGACCCGTTCGCGGCGGAGGACTACTACCACCGCTACGCGGACCAGATGACGCCGGAGGACCGAGCACAGGTCGAGCGCACGCTGTACCCGGTGGTGAAGGACCGCGCGGCCTACGAGCTGGCGCAGTCTCTGGCCGATGGACGTGGTGCTGTCGAGCCGCTGCCTGCGCCTGCTGCCCGAGGTGTGCCGTCGGTCGGGGTGGCCAAGGCGATCGACGACGCAGCAAAGGCCGAAGGCCTGGACGCGGCAGGCCGCGCCGACTTGTACGCCCTGGCCGAGCAAGAATCTGGGTTCCGGCCCGGAGTGGTCAATCCCGAGGTGCTGGACGATGGCGACCAGGCCACGGGTCTGTTCCAGTACCGCGCCACCAGCGCCGGCGGCATCGACCGCAA